TGTGTAGGTGACGTAACGGCATACTCAGATAAAAGAGTAAAAACTGATATATCTAAAATTAAAGATCCACTCAACAAAGTGTGTTCCATAAACGGATACACGTATAAGCGAACAGATACAGATGATGATAAAACACACACGGGTGTTCTCGCGCAAGAAGTCATGGAAGTGCTTCCAGAGGTCGTACACGGTTCGGAAGACACGACGTACTCCGTGGCCTATGGGAACATGGTGGGTCTTCTCATAGAAGCCATAAAAGAGCTTAAACTAGAAATCGATGAATTAAAGAAGTCGAGATGAATGTCGTAGATGTATTAGGACTCACGAGTTCTATCATAATAACACTCATGTTTATACCGGAGGTCGCACACGTGTACAAAAATAGTGATGCGAAAGCCATAAATTATTCGTTTTTACATCTAAACCTCGTCGCGAGCGTTTTAGCGCTCGTATATTCCGTGCATTACCGAGTCATTCCCATGATAATTACGAATGTATCGGCCGGTTTATTTTCATTAGTGATGTATCATTTTAAATATGTAAATGAGGTTAAAGAAAATACTAGTAATAGTCATATAGCTTCTATAGTGTAGTGGTCTATCACTTTGGACTTTGAATCCAACGACCCTGGTTCGACTCCAGGTGGGAGCTGTATCCGGCCTTAGCTCAGTTGGAAGAGCAATGGATTGTAGTGGTATGATATAACCCTCCATGGGTCAGGTGTTCGAATCACCTAGGCCGGACCATTCCGTCTTAACTCAATCGGAAGAGTGTGAGGCTGTTAACCTCAAAGTACGGGGATCGAAACCCCGAGACGGAGACCAAGCACCAATAGCTCAGGGGTAGAGCGCGCGTTTAGTAAGCGCGAGGTCAGGAGTTCAAATCTCCTTTGGTGCAAACGAGATGACGCAGTGGAAGCGTGTTGGGCCCATAAAACACATATGTTTTATTAGGGGCACCCAAAAGTCGGTTGATCGAAACAACCTCTCGTTATCTTTACATGTTATCCATCATGTAAAGATGACCCAGTTAAAAAAATAACCTCACTATATATAAAATGTCTGGTGGTATTGCCCAACTCGTCGCCGTCGGTGCCCAGGATGCCCATCTCGTCGGCCAACCCGAAGTCAGTTTCTTCCGTTCAAACTATCGTCGTCACACGAATTTTGCTCAAACCGTGGAGCGTCAGGTGCTCCAGGGCATCCCAACCGCAGGTGGTATCTCTACCGTGCGTTTCGAACGCAAGGGGGATCTCCTCGGGTATTGCTACATCACGCGTCGCAGTCCAGGTGCGTATACGAAAGCGCAATGGGCGAGCCGAATTAAGAAGGTCGAACTCTTGATTGGAGGACAAGTCATCGATGATCAATCGTCTCATTTCTCTCAGTATATCGCGCCGACCATTCTCGCGCAAAACACGAGTAAGGGTCCAGATCGTTCGAATACGTCGACGTCTCGATTTTACCCACTCCGATTCTCCTTCTGTGAAAACTGGCAATCTGCGATCCCATTGATCGCGCTCCAATATCACGATGTTGAATTGCGCATCACGTGGGATACCCCAGTGAACAATGATTATGAAATCCATGCGCAGTATGTTTATTTGGACACCGATGAACGCACAACCTTGGCGGCCATGCCACAAAATATGATCATCACCCAAACACAAAAGGCCATCGCTTCCGGATCTGCCATGCAAGAACTTAACTTCAACCACCCAATCAAGTTGTTGGCCTCTTCTAATGTGTTCGACGCCACGGCGCTCGGTATTGCGACCGGTTCCATCAAGCTCCAAATCAACGGCACCGACGTCACGGATGCCAAGCCAACTGTTCCACATTACACGGAATGCACCATGTACTACCACACCAGTGCTTCGTCCGTCGAAGGTGATGCCGGTAACTATTTCTTGTACCCATTCTGCCTCGAGACCTCGAAGCTCCAACCAACCGGTTCGCTCAATTTCAGTCGCTTGGATTCCGCGCGACTCGTTTCTACTGGCGGCGCATTCTCTGCGGGACAAGACCTGTATGCGGTCAACTATAACATCTTGCGTGTCGAGAACGGTATGGGTGGTTTGATGTACTCTAATTAAATTTATTTACACACTAATAACAAATGCTTTGGAAGTATTTGTTTCTTCTAGGGTTTGTGTTCGTGCTCACGTATGATCCAAAATCCAGGACACTCGAAAAATTCATTTCCCCCGTCAATCAGGAGGAAGCTACTTAAAAAGATTTAACGTTTCTATTACATAAATATGTTGTCTTTTGACCGCGAAACGCTCACGATCGTGGCCATCATAGTTTGTATCGCTGCGACTGTCTACATGTATAAGGAGTTTACGAAGGCAAAGAGTGACATCGAAAACATCAAAGGTTTCTGTAATAAAATCGTTCAAGCGCACACACCACCACAACCTTCAATCCCCCTTCGTCGTAATGACGACGCGGAAGACGAAGACGAAGATGAGGAACTGGTACACGTAAATAAAATCGCCGAGACCGAAGAAAATTAACATCTCAGAGAATTATAACTTGCGATCACGCAATGAAAAAATATAAAGCTATAGCGGTACCGGTAATATTTACGGGTGATAAACCAACATTCCTTACGGTGAGAGATAAGCGCTTTAAAGACTGGATATTCGTGACCGGGGGGTGTCGCCGAAGAGAGATTTTCAATCCAATTCGGTGTGCCCTTCGCGAACTTGAAGAAGAGACACGTGGTGTGGTCTCTTTGAAGAAAGGCGAATATACGGAATTTAAATTTACAGTAAAAGAGAGTCCGACCGTGGATCTCGAATATAACGTTTTTGTATTCTTTGTGAATTACACAAAACCAGAACAAATAGAACTCGTGCGAAAGTTCAATGATGAAAAACAAAAAACAATAATTAAAAAAATACAAAAACAACCAATAAAACGCACACACGATGAAAATGATTTCATGTCTTTCGATACTCTCCAGGAATTCAGATTGAAAAAACAGTGGGATCGTATCACGAAGAACATTCTAGAAAATCCGGATTTCTATTCGTGTGTCACATCCTTAAATAGAAAATCCTTTGCTATTAAATAATGAAGTCAAAGAACTACATTTTAATGCAAATACACGATTTACTAATAAATAGGTATTCATACACACCCAAAAAGGCGAATCAATACATAGAGGAACACAAAGAAGATAAGGTGTACGAACTTTTGGTCATCAAGAAGAAATTATCAGAAGATGAACCCGTGTATCCAGATATTTCTTATAGAAAGACCATGTGGCGTGACATTGAATACGACGAAGAAGATTAAAAGAATAAATACATGTAATGGTAAGTATGTTCAAGGAGTGGTGCAAAAGTCATGGCTTCTTTGAAAAGAACCCCAATCCATCACACGTGTTCATGGACGGCGGTGTGCTGTCCGTACCGTTTGATAGATTGAATGATTTTTATAAAAAATACGTGGAGTGCATAAATTTGAATGAAAAGGTGTATCTCGTCGAACAAAAAACCGTCGACGCCTATAACTTTTTCGTCGATCTCGATTATAAAGATGATGACCCGATGACCATCGAGGAAATACAACGAGTGTGTAAATTCATATGTGATAAGGTTTCCAAACACGGTGGTAAAGACGCGCTCGTGTGTGTATCTAAACCCAAGAGTGTCGGGGATCTGATAAAAACGGGTGTACACATCAACTGGCCGAATTTTCCAGTGAATCGTTCTTCCGCTTTAGCGCTCAGGGAACACGTGATAAATACATTAACTCTCGTGTACGGTTCGAAGGATTGGAATGAAATCGTGGATCTCTCTGTGTATGGAAGCAGTGAAAGAAATACGCGTGGGAGTGGTTTCAGAATGCCGTTTTCACACAAGTGGGTGACACACAGGGCGTGTAATGGAAAAGGGTGTGCGGCGTGTAATCGCGTGGGTAAAGAAACACAGAGTGAATATTTGCCCGTGCTCATGTACAAACATGGACCCCTGTCCATGTTTCAAAAAATATCACCGGAACCGACGGTCGAAATCATGGAGATGGCCACACTGCGCAGCGAGTGCACCGAACCAAACGTAATAGAAGGTGCGCGTCAGATGAAAACGGAGGGTGATTTTACGGCGAACCAAACAAAGAATGAACTCAAAGATCCCGAGACATGCGCGCTCATGGAAACGTTCATTCGAAAAAATATGCAAGGACAAGCGCACGCGAGAATCAAAAATATTTATAAAGAAAAAAACAGTTACCTCGTGGCCACGACCTCTAAATATTGTGAAAATACAAAACGAAATCATGGATCAAATCATGTCTGGTTTCACGTATTGGGTGATACCGTATCCCAAAAATGTTTTTGTCGATGCGAAACCATGCGAGGTCGTTTTTATGGATTTTGTAAGGATTTTTCGGGTAGACGACACCAACTTCCACCGACGATCGTCGACCGACTTCAAGTCATGAAGTATAAATCCCCACCAAAGAAAAAGATAACAGAAGCGCCCAAGGTGGATCCAAACGAGGATTTGAAAATGTACATCAAGAAGTACATGATCGATGACGAAAATCTACAAATACATAAGATTAACAAAGAGAGGGGTAAAAAGAGTGTGATCACCACGAATCACGTGTGTCGGGTGTGTTCGACGAATGCAACGTTTACGGTGGTAAAGAGTGAAATACAACAGAACTGTAAGTGTTCGACTCGAAAACACAGGCTTATAGATAAAATAGTATCTAAATTATAAATGTTAGCGGTCGTTTTCTTGCTCGCGATCATTTATATGAGTTCTAAAATGGTGAGATGTGGTACTGATCCAGACGTCATCAATAATCTCATTAAGGAAACTCATAAGTACTCGGGTATAAATGGTATTTTATACCGAGAATTCCTAGCAAACATAAACATGGCCAGAGAATTTAGTGGTCATGAGGATATTTCACGCAAACTCCTCGAACGCGCGATGCATAATATAGAAGAACTCGGCCTATATGTGACTTCAACGGATACATCGGTCGCAGAAGAATTAAACGAAATAATGAACAAAATAACCATAGAATTCGAATACATGTATAGACGGACTTAAAGATGTAATCATTAAAAAGTATAAATGACTGTCATTAAGACTCGATCGGGTAGAATTTCTAAAGCACCAGAACGCCTCGAAATCATTGAAGACGTTGAAGATGACTTCAGCGACGAAGATGATGTCGATTTCGATGAAGACGATTACGATTCCGAAACTGAATCTGAATCCGACTCCGATTTAGACGACGATGAAGACGCCGACGAAAACGGTAATTTGGCTGGATTTATTGTAGACGATGAAGATGAAGATGAAGATGAGGAATAATCTAGTTAAAAAAATAAAACGCGAAATTATAAAATGGAGAGTGATATAGGCAATCCGATCGATTACAATCCAGACATCTTAGAGAAGGAAGAGTCGCACGCACCCGAGGAACAGCCTGAACATGAACCCATGTATTACTATCCACCACCACAGCATCAACCGATGCACATGCAGAACTATCAAGAAAAGATAGATCTCTTCTCGAATCTAGACAAAACCGCGTACGTGGTTATATTCGTAGCCTTCATATTAGGCTTTTTCATGGGGAAAACCATGCAACCAGTCATCCTTCGGCCAGGATGAGAATCCCTTAAAATCTGGTGTAGGTTCATCCCTGGAATCTAGAAAATACGCTCGACTCACGACGAGTGGATCTTTAGATGCTGCTTCCGCGACTTCGGTCGCCGTGACGTATGGATCTTCTTCTTCCATCTTCCGTTTAAGCTCCCCGACTTCACGGTCTCTCACGCTTAAACCGAAAATGTATAACACGATAAGAATGGTCACCACGTTGAATGCGATGGTCAACATACTTATTATATGCTTGATTTTATTTTTAATATTTAGTTGGAGTTTACTTCTTCACCCTTTTCGACTTCCCCGTCTTCTTTCGTGTCTTGAGCCTCGACGCTCGTCTCTCTGGCCTTGCGACGCTCTTCGATTTCATTCGCGACGATTTCATCGGCTTCACGCACGAGCTCTTCCATGATGACGTCCGGCTTCTCCTTCTTGAGACGTTCGAGCACTTCGGCTGGGTGAGAGATCGGTGGTTCGTCTGGTTTCGTGTAATACTTGGAATTTTCATCACCGGGCTTCATGAACGTGTTCGCGGAGGATTCAATCATATCACGCTTACGCTCTTCAAACATCTTCGCCGCCATCGCTTGGTTTTCCTTGTACCCAGACATTAGTTCTTCCAGCTTCTCGTTGGTGTAATGCACGTCGTCGATCACATTGGGATCCGGGGGGATCAACAGCCACTTGTACATGTCGACCACGTATATGTCGAACGTCGCGTCCTCTTTTTGAAGACGCTTCGCGTGCGACGCGGCTTCCTCCCGAGAATTGAAAGCACCTCGAATCTTGATGCCAAATTTGTCATTCTTTTGTGGACATTCCGGGCCAATCACCGACAGGCAGGCGTAAAGTTGACCGGGTACGACGGTGTAATCTTGTTCAAGAGACATTTCTATGTTATCATGCATTCAAAACTTTAAGCCAACTTAAAAACGTGGTGTCTTGTATTACAAATGGTACACACGTTTTGGAATACACAACCCATGCCCGTGGAACACAGTGTGCGTGTGGGTGAGATCGATTCGTCGAGAACGTGCAGCGATACACCCGTCGTGTTACCCGAGGGGTTCGAATGGTCGACGTGTTCCATAGACGAAGCGGCGCGGTTGTTGAGTTCGCATTACGTCCGCGATGAGCACTTTTCGTTGGAGTACTCGAGACAATTCATAAGTTGGGCCACGGATAAGGACTGGAACGTGTGCATACGAACTAAGACCGGTGGTAAACTCGTGGGGTTCATATCCGGTATGCCTTCTAAGTATAGGTTTCACACGGACGTGGTCGATGTGCTTCAGATAAACTTTCTGTGCGTTCACGACACGCTTCGTAATAAGGGTATGGCGCCTTTACTCATATCTGAAATACGTCGACGCGCGAATGTGGAGGGTATATGGCAAGCGGTGTACACGGCCGTCGCGGAACTCCCGACACCCTTGGTTAAGACCAATTATTGGCACAGACTTTTGAACGTACCGAAACTCAACCGGGCTAAATTCTCAAACGAACGGGAAAGACCACACGCGGTGTCGGGTTCGTGCACACACAGACTCATCACGGATGAAGACGCATCCAAAGTCGCGGGTATACTCACCGAACACATGTCTAAATACGCGATCGCACCCATCATCGACGAAGATTACGTGACACGCTGGCTATCCCCGGTGGACGACATCGTGTACACATACATAAACGAGACGACCGGTCACGTCACGTCTTATTATTCCGTGCCGTACACGTCGGTGAAGACTGGCATCCGCGTGAAACAGGCGTACATGTTCTACGACACGGGCAAAGGAAACCTAAAAGACGCCACTGTGTTAGCTCGCAACGCGGGATTCGATGTATATAATACACTGGATGTTGGTTTGGATTCCAGTACACTTCGTGCTCATCGGTTCATGATGGGTAACGGCCATAACCATTGTTACGTCTATAATTGGTCTTGTGGAGACATAGGGTCGAGAGAAATATTTATGAGATTTTTCTAATTTTGAAAAGTAAAATAAAAAAAAATATTTTTTTCAAAACTTTTTTCTTTAAAAAGAAAGTGAAAAAAATATTTTTTTATTTTTTGTTTTTAAATTCCCAAAAAGTATGGTGTTACTTTAAAAATTTATGTAGAGAGTATATCCATTTTAAATCAATCGACGGGGTAGAGCTCTAAAGTAACACCATGTTTTTTCGAACTTTTTATGTAGAGAGTATATCTATTTTAAATCAAATGACGAGAATTTTGTAAAATTTTGAAAAGTAAAATAAAAAAAAATATTTTTTTCAAAACTTTTTTCTTTAAAAAGAAAGTGAAAAAAATATTTTTTTATTTTTTGTTTTTAAATTCCCAAAAAGTATGGTGTTACTTTAAATGCCTTCCACATAGCATGTACAAAACATACACATAAAGAAAAGACCCGTCTTTACCACGAGTGATACCTAAGTCAAACGAGCAATATAAAAATATTAATTATTTTAATGGACGAGATACGGAGACACCATAACGTGGAGAAGCGGGAACTCATACAGAGAATATGTAGGGAAGGTGACGCCGTGTTAGACGTGGGGTGTGGGTTCGGTGGAGATCTCGGAAAATATAAACAGTGTAAAGTGAATCTCAGTGCGTGTGAACCACTCGAGGATGCACTGGAGGAAGCCAAATCTAGGGCGAAGACTTTCAAGATGCGCGTGAATTTTTATCTTGGAGACGTGATGTCTACACCAAACCGTAAGTACGATGTCGTGTGTTACAATTTTTCACTTCACTACATATTCGCGAGTGAAGACCTCTTCAGAAACACGACGCGCGAGATATCTAGGCGCATGAAACCCGGTGGGAAATTGATCGGCATCATACCCGATTCAAATCAAATCATATTCAAGACTCCACTCAAATATGGCAAGGAGAGTTTCTTTCTCATGAAATCCTCGAGTCACGGTGGATTTGGTGAGAAGTTGTTCGTGCACCTAGAAGAAACGCCGTATTACCAAGACGGCGCGAAGACGGAACCCATAGCACACCGCGATATATTAGTCACTCGTTTAGAAAAAATAGGATTTAGACTTCACTCGTGGGAACCACTCTCGGGGAACCCCATTTCAGAACTCTACTCTAAATTTATCTTTGTATATAGGAGATGATACTCACACTGGTACTTTTAATCATAAACGTATTCATATTCATCAACACGAAAGAGCCAGAGAAGTTACGCGCCGTGAAAGAACGATATACAATTTTAAGGCGACACATACATGATTCGGGTGATCCAGAATTTGCACACCTCGTACACGAAATACCCATAACCGCGCATCACAGGCCGCAGCAAGGAAGCGTTGGATACAACATCAACAAAGGACACGAGATAGGTTTGTGTATAGACGGTGAAACCAATGAAATCATGCACGTGTTGATTCACGAACTTGCACATGGGTGTGTCGATGAGTACGAACACAGTTCAAGTTATTGGGATAAATACGATAAACTCAAGTCAATGTGTGTCGCCATAGGTATATACCAAGAGATACCAGAAAAGACTAAATTTTGTGGTAAGCACATTCAGGATAAATAATGTAGGTATAACATAATATGAATAGAAGCCTCTTTACTTTCCTTTTCATGTGGGTTGCGGTCATCGTCATCATGATGAGCCCAGTTCTCACAGAAAAGACGAACGAACGCCAAAAACCATGGATCACGTCCGCGCTCATACTCGGATTGATTCCATTGACGTTGAATTTGATCGCGCGCGGTGGGTACGCTCGATACATAAAATTGAATAATTTGGGTGTGGATCACAAATTCATGTTCTTGGCGTGTGGGATCGCCTACGCGTTTGCGTCTATATTTATAGTGTCGATACCAAAGGTGCGAAAAGACATGAACTCGTTCGGTAAGGATATCAACAGCACCGGAAATTCTTTGGCGCTGTTGATACCCGCGTTTATCGCCGGGTTAGTTGGTGCCAACATATTCAATGGTGGCAGTAGGTATATATATCGTTTGATGTATTAAGCGTATCGCTTGAGAACATAGAAGATAGCCGCCGCCACCCCACCGGTGGCCGCGAGGCCGACCATGCTTCGATGTCCCTGTTCATTCAAGAACTGGGGCACGTAATTGGCGAGCTTTTCCTGAACAGGCTTACTAATGGCAGCCGCAGTACACGCCGCGACGACGACGGCTTGCATCTGCTCATCAGTAAGGTTGAATGGATTTTTAGTTTGCACCGCCATTTGTGGCTGTTGCTGTTGCTGCTGCTGTTGCATGACCATGGGCTGTTGCATGACCACGGGCTGTTGAACCCGTGGGTCGGATTCCATCATAGGTGGTTCGAGTGGCATTTCTGGGTGTCCCATGATATCAGATATCGGCGTGGAATCCATGGTCATTTCTTTATTTTGACTCACATTTTTTTCGTGTTGATTACTTTGCACGAATGATGTCGTCAGAGGAACCATACCATCATCATTTTCGGAAAGATTCAACGTCCGCACGTCGGTAGACATTTATGTATGTTGATTTTTTTGAAATGCGTGAGTGACGCGATTAAGTTTTACGTTTCGTCACGGTGAGACGTGTTTTCTTAGTTGCATTTTTTGCGTCGGCCTCCTGCTGTTCCAGGTACTTTGGATTGTATGTTTTTTTGTGCATGTTCCACAACTGCGGACTCCCCACCCTGAACCCGTTTCTAATCTTAGCCTTGTACCAAAAAACACAATCCGTTATTTTGTTGCTTTTCACCGTGTTATCCAAGACGAGACACTCGTAATTTTCTGTGCACGCATCCATCACCTTACAAAACATGTCGAACGATGGAAATATACCAAAGAAAGATTTATAGAGTTTTTCTCTGTTCTGTATGATGTTTTCTCTGAGTATGAATACATAATCTACGTTAGCGCGCAACGCTGGGGGTAAGTCCATGACGTATTGCATGGTGAGCATAAAAAACACGTTAAAGTGCCTTCCGTTCATGAAACACTGACGTATCCTGGTTTCTTTAATAAATTTCGAGTCATACATACAATCGTCGAGAAGCATGAATGCCCCGTTCGTTCTGTTTTTACCCTTGGTGCCGACGAGTTTTCTCTGCCTGGATAATACACGATCGACCGCCTCTCCGTCGTAATCACCGTAGACGCACACATCTGGCACAAAATTTCCATAAAAATGATTACCCTCTTCTGTGCCGGAAAGCACTATACCAGCTGGTATATGTTTTTTGTAATACATGATGTCTTTCACTAATGTCGACTTACCAGTGTTACGTTTTCCTATGAAGACACATATTCTATCATCTTCCATTTTCTCCGGATTGAATTTTCGCAACTGAATGTTCATTCTAAAATAGTGTATCGTTTTATTTCACAAAATTTTACTCACAAATAATAGGAATGTCGGGTCGTTTAACGCTCGCCACCAAGGGAATCCAGGACAGATGGTTTACCGAACAACCACAATATTCACACTTTCTTAGTCGATTTAGACGCCACACAAAGTTTGCTTTTGAACAAATTGAAATCCCATTTGAGCGCTTCGAAGAATACGGAAACGAAACGACTGCATTCATACCGACTAATTCGGGTGACTTGTTAAAGGGTGCGACTATTAACGTGGACTTACCCCCACCTAAACCACTCGCCGAAAATAACCGTTCGTTTACACTCACACAGGGTTCCACGGTCGGCGCACTCGATCTCGACGGTGACTCGACCACGAGTCTTAACGTATACCAGGGTATACAATACGTGTTCGAGAGCACGGACGAATTTGAAGTCGTTAACGTCGGTGTGAATGACGTCGTGCACGAGGAAGTGACACCGGGTAATTATAGAATTACTTTGAACATTCAGGTTAACATACAAGGTAATTATGCGAACAGTCGAATACGTTTGAAGAGCGACAATTCGTACGCGATGACGTTAAACGTCAAACAAATACGGTGGGACAAATCGACACCCACTAAAATGATAAAATATGCAGACCTCCTCATAGGTGGGCAGACAATTCAGCGCATCACGGGTGATTACATATACATGTATAATCAATTAATGTATACACAAAACGATTCAGACTTTACACTCGTCGCGACGACGCTTCATAACAGTTATCCGATCATCAACGATGCGACGTATAAACAATACACAGACTTTCAAAAATACAGAGTCCAATTACCCTTTTATTTTAATAGACATCCAAGTCTCGCCATTCCGGTGTGTGGGTTAGACGTACAGATGATCGAAATAAAGGTTAAATTTAAACCCGTGAACGAACTCACGGTTGAATACGATGTAAATACAGGTGTGTATTCAAATACATCCATCACGTGTGACGTGAAATTAAGAAATATGAGTCTCTACGGTGATTTCGTATACATCACGAAAGAAGAGAAGAACTTTATACTCACGAGACCCATCGAATACGTGATAACACAAACTCAACTCGCGGAAATAAAGATGGATCCGGGTGTTTCAAAGAAATCCGTCATGATAAATTTTAAACATCCAGTGAAAACACTCTTTTTCATCGCCAAAAGCGATGTGACTCGCGCACACGTGCCCATAAAGCGGGTACTTTTAAAATTCAACAATCACGAAATCATAAATGCAGATAATCTCATGCTCTCAGCCGAACAGCCGTTGAAGCATTACACGAATTCGATCGACGCGGATAACGAATTCGGTGTATACACGTTTTCTATGAAACCAGAAGTACATTACCCAACCGGACAAGTAAACATGAGCCGTGTCATACACAAACTTCTCGAAGTTGAACTCGATGGTACGAATGACGCACACGCACACACACTTCACGTGTATGCATCGAATTATAACGTACTTCGAGTCAGTGGCGGTATCGCTGGGTTAAAATTTTAGAGGGTAATATTAGTAATGGCCGGTAGGATTCAATTAGAAACCGTGGGTCCACAGGACAGATTGTTCACCGACGATCCAGAATATACTTATTTCATAAAGAACTTCAAAAAACACTCGAATTATGCCAGATTTTACGAAGATCTAGATTTCGATGGTCACCCAGAGTTTGACGAAGAACTACGATGTGTTATTCCACAAAACCAAGGTGACTTGATAAAAGGTTTGAGTGTGAAAATGACACTCGGGGCGATAGATCAAAATCTACCCGGTGCACGTGACCACGTGACGTACTGTGAATCGATAGCGCAAGCCATGATAGAATACGCGGATCTGTATATAGGTGGTACACTCATTCAACGAGTACCATCGGATATGTTCGCTATTCATTCGGAACTCTACGTCACGCAATCGAAACAAGCGGCACTCAACAAGCTCGTGGGTAAACCAAATAAGAACTTTCCGGTATACACCGACTACTTCAAAGAAATACGAGACGACAGAGTGGCGAGTTCTAAATTAGATACTTCATACAGAGTCGACATCCCATTTTACTTTCACGGATACCCGGAATTAGCCATCCCACTTCACGCCATCACTAAACAGGAAGTCGAGGTGGTGATTAAATTTAGAAAGGCGGAAGATT